CGAAAAGAAAGACGTCGAAAAAGTAGAGTGTGACGCCGAGTTGGAAAAAACTCGTGTGTTTGCTGCTATGGCTATGATACATACATTAGTTTCGAGAATATATTTAGGGGATTTTGCTGGTAAATTTATGCATGCGGCAAAGAAGGGATTTTTGGAGTGTAAAGCGGGATATCCTTTGGGTACAGGAAACTGGCACAAGTTTTTGCAGGATTTGTGGTTTGATTTTACTGGTGAAAAAGGGCTGGATAATGATGCGAAAAAATTTGATAAATTCGTGCAAGAATTCATGCATTTTATAGTTACTTTTATAATATGCGAAGCATCTAACCCTGCAATTCGAGCGTTTATTATGCGATTACGTTGGGCTATGACTATGTATCCTGGGGTGTGTCAAATGTTTGGAACTATATTTGTTCGAATGAATGATCAGCCTAGTGGAGATGTTCTTACTATAATAGTCAATTCAATAATAATTACGTTAGCAATAATGTACGCATATTGTAAAGTTACTCCTCGTGAGGGTTGGAATTTGGCAGCATTTAGATCTAGTGTTCATGCTGCAGTTCTTGGGGATGATCATTCTATTGTTTGTCATCCCTTATTCCACCAGCGTGTTCCGTTTGATGTTTGGCAAAAGGTGGTTATAGACACTTTTGCTGAGCTTGGTCCTTGGGTTTCTGAAAGTCCGCATAATTGCGGATACTGTGTTCTTGATGATATGGAGTTTGGAGGATTTTCTTCAGTTTTTGTTGAAGAGTTATCTATGTTCTTACCAAAACTTCCGTTTCGTAAGGTTCTTAGTATACCTGAATATATGAAAAAGAATGCAGAGGGTTACACTACAAAGATGAATTTGTTAGCTCATTATGATGCTTGTTTGACTTTTGTGTTTCCTTATATGTTTTCGCGTTCATATAAAAAACGCGGATTGTTCTGTCTGGTTTACGTGGCTCGTAGAAGCCTTATAACTAATATGTTAGGTTCTCCAGATCCTGTTGAACGATCGGCTGCGCTCGGCAGTCCGACTTTAGAGCGAATACAAGAAATATGGGTTCCCCTGAATAAAAAGTTGGATTTGAGCTTGCGGACGCAGCAGCTTATTTCGTCCCCAGACATGGCCAGTATTGTGGCCCTGGGACGGAGAGCGAACTAGATCCGATAAAAGATGGTGGCACGGATGCGGCGTGCCAAAAACATGACCAATGTTATAATGAAGTTGAAAAAGGTTTGAGTACATTAGACGGTAAAGATAAATGTGGATCTCACTGTGATGAGGAGTTCGTTGATGATTTAATCATGGCTGAGCCAACATCGACGTGGGAGCACGTATATAATTACGGTGCTCAGGCGATATTTGATGCCAAGAGTAGGCATCCAGAAGTTGTGTTACCATGGGATCCAAAACCGCAAAGAGAACGAAGGCAGCGTTCGAAAAAACAGCATCCCCAACTAAAGTCGTTGTTGGGACTGCCTATCACGCAGCAATCGAGGCTTCCGGTACCTATGATCCGAATGCGAGAAAACGACGCTATTATTACAGAAATAAAGAGCGAGAAAATGCAAGACGGTGTGAAAATCGAAGACTCAAGAAAGCTCGTGAAAGAGGATATTATACTCCCTATCGTCCTGAAAGAAAAAGAAAGAAAGATAAGAGGAAAGAAAGGTCTGATGCCTATTTCGCGAAGCTTGCAACCGCGAGAGCGTTATACCGAGGCGCCTGTAAAGACGATGAATGCGCGTGCTCGAAGAAGCCTGCGGCGTTCTATGCTGAACAAGCATTTGGGGATCTCTTTAGTTCCCTCTATACAGAAGCTGAGTGGTCGGCGCTCCTCAATTATAACTCCGATTAAATATAGAAATGTTAATAAAAACACACTTAAAAATCGGAGGAAAAGGGAAAAGAGAAAGGTTGGTAAAGCTCGTGCGATCGCGAAGGTCGTGCGGCGGGCTAAGGCTCAGGGTAATGTTAACCCTTTCACTAACCCTCGTGATGTTCGTTATCGCGGTAAGCAGCGTGGAGCAGGTCCGGGATCTAGCCTACGAGCTGAGCCAAATACTCGTATGGCTCCTGTGGCTCCTAATCCTACCCCTCGTGCAAGGTATTTTCGACCCGTGAGTCATCCTGACTTTAAGGGTATGCATGTGAAGGGGCAAGATCTTTGGATGCAATATACAACGCCAACACCTGGTCCTAATCCTGGTGATCAATTGGCTACGCTGCTACTGAACCCTGTCTCACTGGGTATCAGTCGATTGAACCGATTAGGGGCTTGTTTTCAAAAGTTTAGGTTCAATAAGTTTGTTATCCATTGGCAAACGATGTGTTCTTTTAACACAAATGGTGGTTTTGGATGTTATACGGATGATGATCCTACCACTACTTACACGACAAACGTTGGTGACACCTTGTCAGTGGCGTCACCACACACATCTTATCGCTGGATTAATGCAGCTGGATGGGGTGCGTCTGTTTGGACTCGCAGTAAGGATGCGACGAAGTTTTGGATTGATTTACAGTCAGCTGTTGATATTCGTACTTCGGCACAGGGAAGAGCCTTTATTCTCTGTGGTTCCTCGCTTCCTGCGAGCACTGGATTAGGTATTTTTTGGGTTGAATATGACCTTGATTTATACGACTGGGCACTTGATGAAGAGTCAAGTGAGAATACAGTAACTCCAGCAAAAATAATTTACAATGGAAATATTGCTACGGTTAGCACTACTATATCCCCTATGGGAGCTCTATTAAACTCAGGTTTGTTTAGGGCATATGCAGCCGGCAATTGGTCTTTCTACTCTACTGTTCTTATACCAAGACAAGATTTTCAATGTGCGTTTGGTTATACAACGCTGAATCTTGCAGGAGGTGTGCAATTTGGTTGCGCTTCTATTCCAATGGCTCCTAATCAGTTAGGCTATTGGATTCTTGTAGGTAGGGGGGCCGCAGCACTTGGTAGTACTGTTGTTCCTGTGATGGTTGGTTCTGCTACAGCAAATACAACACTTACGGCAACAGTCACGAATTTAGCGAATCAAATGTTCGCTTTTGTTATTCAGGTTACTAATACGACTCCTGGAGCAACGTGGTATTGTTGCGTGGCCGATGTTCCTCCAACTGTTTCAGGTACTACTTATGCTGCTGCAAATCTCTGGTCCGTTGGTTTTGTTGATAACATAGTTATGGCAAATATGATGAAGAAACAAACAAAGCTGACTCTTGGCGCTCTTTGCCAAGGTTTGAAACAGATAGGTTTCCAGGTTCCAGAGAATATATTCTCGGCAGGCGATGAAGACTCTGTGTTCCGTCCTGCTCAGATAACTGAATCACCATACCAAGATAATTGCTGTAAGCACTTGGATGTGTATGATAAGGTTGTACGCAAGCAAAATATTGATGATACAGTTCAAGCTATGCGTGATGTTCGCGATGACGGTGGACAACCTCTAGTTCGTCAAGATCCAGAAACGGGTTTAATCGAGATTAGAAGTCGCAAACATAAGTCCCGCTCTCAATTTGCAGAGGAGCTTTGTAAAGCCTTTGCAGAAGAAGAAGAAGAAGAAGAAGAAGATGATTCCTGGGGTTCATCCACGGAAGAACTCCTTGAAAAATTTGAAAGAAAAATTAAGAGAGCGAAGGCCCCCAAAGAGAAGGGGCAAATTTCTGCTTTAAAAGAAGCAGATTAGAAAAATCCAGATACGTTTATAATTTTTCGTTGAAG